GCGGAAAAAGGCATTTCTGCGGCTCTGCGACGAAAGCTGTCTTTTCCGCCGCCTTCCCGCAACTCAGCGCACAAAGTTAGGACTCTGCCGATGTACCTTGACCTATCGTCGCCCGTGTTTTCTCGGATGCGGGCGCCCCGTGCTGCTTCGTGTGACTACCGAGGATATCTGCGCTGCGGCCTGTCTCACTTGCGTCAACCACTACTAAGGATAACTGCGCTGTAGTATGTGGTCGTTGTCCGTTGACGGGGACAAACATACGTCACTCACAAAACGTTTGTCAAGTGTTTTCGCAAAAAAAAATGTATTTTCTTTGCAACACACTGAAAGTCAGCGAGAAAAAAATTAAAAAAAAGTTGGGCGAACGACATAAAAAAACGGAATGCTAAGGAATTTAGTAGGGTTGAAGTGGTGGGAATCATGTTCCGTATCCGTACACATCTCCCGAATACCTTTCCGCGCGCGTGCGTGTTACGCGTGTGCGTTACGTGCGTGTGCGTGTGGCGTGTTTCCGGCTTGTTTACGGGCGCTTTTTGGCGTGTATGGCAGTGTGTATTGTCTGGCGTGTTTTGGCGCGTCTACGGGGCTGTAAACGGGCCGCTGTCGTGGTGCTTCCGGTGTGGTGTATTGTGGCTGTCGGCTTCAAGGGGCATGCTATCATTGGGAATCCAAAGTGTAAGTGATTGGTTATCAGTCGAAGGTTATCTCAAAAGGCGGCTTTTGACCTGCCATTTTCCTCGTAGGATTCCAATAATAGCGCGGCAGTGTATTGCCTTGTCCTGCCGCTTTCACACGTGTACATTGGGGGTGCTGATCCACAGCGAGTTATGCCCCTTGACTTGTATGGTTTCTTCAGGTGGTGGTGGTGCGAAGACAGCGCTTTATTGAATCAGTAACTTTCTGACATTCAGCAAATTGGCAGGGGGACGGATACGGAAAAACGACATCGGGCAAGGGTGGGTGGGGGTCTAAATGGGGGGTCACCCCTCCTCATCATTTGAACTTTTTTTTCTTTTTTCTTTTTTGTTTTTGTTATTTGCGTACTTTTGGTTTATGGGATTTCCTTTTTGGCGTCGTTCTTCGTTGTTATCTGATTTTTCGGCGGAGTTGATTGAGTACACTCGTTTGGTGTCTGATGGGGACATGTGGGTTGAGGTATCTGGGTGTATTTCTGTTTGTGAGATACGTTATTACGAGGAGAATCCTGATGACATTGGGACGACGTATGTATGGATTAAGGGTCGTATTGATCCTATTTTGTTGGGTGCTTCGATGTCTGATTTTGAGTCTGTTTATGTTAAGGCTTACTTTGGGTACTTATCAAATCAAAGGTTGATACATGGGAAAAGATAAGACTGGTGACAATCAGCGTTGGGTGAACTTTTATTTAAGTAATCCGATGCGACCGGGGGAGTCTGTTGTTTCGTGGTGTAATCGTGTGTGGTCTTTGTCGGGTTTGGCGGGGCCGTTATCGTTGCGGAACAAGTATAGGCGGAACATTAAGGACAACTTGCCTGTTAGGATTAGTGTTGATGAGGCGAGGTCTTGTCGTGTTTTGTTATTGGATATAGAGACTGCTCCTTTATTGAGTTATGTGTGGGGTAGGTGGAAGCAGGACATCAATGATGTACAGGTTATTAATGATTGGTACATGATAACGTGGGCGGGGAAGTGGTTGTTTGAGGATGGTGTTATGAGTGAGCGTTTGACGTCTTCTGAGGCTAAGCGTCAGGACGACCGTCGTATTTCAAAGATTTTATGGGAGAAGATAAATGAGGCTGACGTTGTTATAGCTCACAATGCGAAGGGTTTTGACATCAAGCGTGTGAATACGCGTTTTGTGGTTCATGGTTTTCCTCCCCCTATGCCGTATAAGGTTATAGATACTCTTTTGCATAGTCGTTCGCAGTTTGCCTTTTCGAGTAATTCTTTGGATTCTTTGAATAGGAGTCTTGACTTACGTAGGAAGCGTGATCATGAGGGTTTTGAGATGTGGTCTAAGTGTTATGGCGGGGATGTGGATTCGTTGCGTAAGATGGAGGAGTATAACATTCACGACATCTATGCCTTGGAGGATTTTTATTTACGCATACGTCCGTGGATACAGCCGCATCCTAATATTGCCTTGCACATTATGGATGATGTCCAGAGGTGTCCATCGTGTGCCTCTTCTGACATTACGTGGGGCGGGGAGTACCACACCTCTGTTAACGTGTACGCTGCCTTTAGGTGCAATGGGTGTGGTTCCATTGGTCGCAGTCGTGTGACGAGTGTTCCTGCCAAGAAGAGAAAGTACATCAACGCCTCAATAGGTAAAAATACATGATCAGGGACGACATACGGTCTGAGTTTTTGCGCTCGTACTTTGACCTTGGGTTCTACCGCATGATGAGTAGAAACCGTGAATACACCGTTTTTTTCTTTTTGTCGATGTGGCTTCTATCCATCTTGGGGGCCATCTTCTCGCTCCCCCCTTTTGTTTATCTTTGCTCCTCTCTCTTTATCCTTTGTGCCTTTGTCGGGGCAGTTGACCACATCCTCATCGGCCTTTCCTTTAGGAGGATCCTACTCCGCCTTAAAAGACGGGGAATCAATATCACACGCGAGATCCTTATCCACTACTGCGAGGACATCCTCCCAAGGTAGATAAAAAAAATTGCATCTTTTGTTTGCAATAGCACTGTCTTTTACATATCTTTGTTCTTCAATTTTGTTTTCATTGTTTTGTTAGCAGGGTGGGAGGGGTTGAGGTTTGGTTTGCCTTCCACCCTGTTTTTTTTTTGTCTTTAAAAAATAGAAAAGAGATGAAGAACGAAAGTCATCACTACGATCTGAAAATTTACAATGGCAGGATAAAGGTCTACATTGATGGTTATGTGCTATTTACATTCAATCAGATTGACTTCAAGGGATACTATGCGTATAAGGATGACACGTCCTTGTATGGGATAGATGTGTACCTGATGAATGAAAAAGGCGGGGCCACCACAATGGAGGTGTACTTCAAGACCAAGAGCAACTGGCTCAACATCCTCAAGCTACTTGACGACAACCTATAGTCTGTGAATGGTATTTCATACTGACAAAAAGAATTCGTTTTATACCCGATAGGGTGTGATAAACAAAATCTTGTGCCATGAAGAAAAAGAAAAATGACGATCTGGGCAGCTATAGCCTAAAACCCCTTTTAAACAATCCATTAGAGTTCTATGTAATGTCTGACCCCGGTCTTGGCTTTAGACATAGTTATACAATCAAAGAGTGGGAAACCGAGTCGGGGACGCTATACACAATAGAGTACGCAAACTCCTCAGACTGGCACGAAAGTTTACAAGGGTGTAATATCGCAAGAGTCCTTGACACGGGGAATGGATACGTCTTTATAGACACGATTTTTCCTCAACCCAAAATAGACTACGATGATTTTTTTGTGTACACCGCCCTCTTCAATTACATAAATAATAAAGACGTCAATCGTAAGTTCAGCTACAGAATAATGAAGGTCGACACCCTATTCGAATCTAAATTTTAAAAATACTATGCTATTGATTGATCCCCCATCTGGATGGATGTACGGGTTTCCAAAACCCATCCCCGAAGAACGTAGAGATGATGTCCTTGTGTGGTTAGTAGAAGAAGGCTATCCACAGTATTTGATAGACAAACTCGGAAAACACTTTTATTGTAGGTACATAGATATGGAGGAAGACGAATGAAAAAACAAACGGCAGTAGAGTGGTTGGAGGACAATATGTATTCGTTAAAAATCCCAGCAATACACTTTGTAGATTTAATAGATTTAGTAAACCAAGCCAAAGAAATGGAGCGTGAACAGATGAAAAAGTGTTATGACCATGCCACATTAGCCTTTTTAGAAACTGGTCATTTTGAAGATTATTTTAACAAAATATACGGAGACGAACAATGAAACAAACTGCAATAGAGTGGTTATTTGAACGGTTATGGGACGAGCCAAAAGATAAGTTCACATGGTATGCTTTGCGAAAAAAAGCTAAAGAAATGGAGAAGGAGCAGATAATGGATTCTTTTGAGGACGGGGCAGAATCTTTATATAGACATAACTTTTATTCTGAAGACCGGGAAGATTCAGAACAATACTACAACGAAACATACGGAGGTGAGCAATGAAAGCAATTTTAGAATTCGAATTACCAGATGATGACGAAAACTTCCAGATGGCAGTGAATGCGCTTCGTTATAGGGTTATGGTAGAAAACATTAGATGCAATGTGCGTTCTATGTGGAAGCATGGACAATACTCGGATGAACAATGGAAGGTTATTGACGAGATATACTCAATGATCTGCCAAGAGGCTAATATGAATGAAGACTCTTGGTGACGGGGACTTCAAAAGATACACAACACTATCTTGGCTAATGTTTTCTATTTGCACGAATGGTGATAGATATTCGTGCTATGAGCGCGGACAAAAAGAAAAATAGGCCGGATGCTTTAGGATATGTCCTTCTTTCTCAAGACATTCAGTTCTTGAACATCGAAAAAGAATCGACATTCTCATGCACCCGGTACATCTTTTTGTTTGCTGACGAAATGAACATCTTGACCCGACAACACTACTTCTTTCACAACTAAATACAGCCATGAAATACCACAAGCTTCTCCACCACTGGGCCTTTCATCACAGCAAATCCAATACGATCAGGATGTCCTTGGCCTTGGCTATTCTAATTTGCTTTGGGATATCAACTACTGAACATTGGGTGATGTGGATATTTACGGCAATTTGGTTTATGTCGTGGGCGGCATGGTGTTCCCGTCTTAACCCCGCTTGGAGACACACCTACATCGGGGTTCGATTTGGATGGAAGGCCACAAACAAGGTTGCCATCCTGCAATTTTCAGAGGCCGGATACATATACGTCAAACGAGAGTTCAAGGACACCTATTGGATCTCAGCCCACGGGGGCAATCTCACTGAGTCAGAGACACTTGTAAACGCAAGGTCTATGACAGAAGCCTGCATGAAGGCATACGAGTTCTACAAGGATGTCACCGACAACTGGAACTACGAAGATTGATTTGTTCATAAAGTCGTAAGAATAATTTTGTTTTTGTGCTGAGTTGTGCTACATTTGTGGCGCAACCAAGTATGAAAACGATATTTACACCCCTACCCGTTCTGCATACGCCCTAAAGGCGGCTTGGTTGCACTTGCTCGCAGTTCGTGGTGGGGGTTTAATCTTTAATAGCCATGAGTAATTCAGGTCAAATAGTAAAGTGTCGGATGGAACTTCCGTACACCCAAATTCCGAACGATGTGTTGAGAGACAATACATTAAGCTCAAAAGCAAAAGGTCTTCTTGCATTTTTGTTATCACTTCCTAACGATTGGGTTCTTTACAAGAAGACATTACCGGACTATTTTTCAGACGGTTACACGTCAATATCAGGAGCTTGGGATGAATTGGTTGATTCTGGTTTTATAGTTTCCTTAAGAAGTATTGGCCCTGATGGTAAGTTTTTGGGGTGGAATCACATTGTCTATTACGAAAGGCAATTGTTAAAACCCGAAATCGGAAAACCCGAATTCGGAAAACCCGAAATCGGTAAAACCAATATCGGAGAATCCAACGTCGGAATAACGCCAACTACAAATAAAGAGAGTACAAATAAAGAAGAAACAAAAAAAGAAAGTACAAAGAAAGAGGGTGCAGACATTCCGGCGAGAAAAACAAACAAGTATCCAAGTAAAGAGGAGTTCGTTGCATACTTTGAACAAAAGGGATATACCAAAGAGTCCGGTGAGAAGGCATACCACTACTATGCCGATGCTGATTGGACTGATAGCCGAGGGAACAAGGTTAAGAACTGGAAGCAGAAGGTAGGTATTGTTTGGTTTAAGCCGGAAAATGAAAAGCCAAAGTCAAACGGATATGAGAATCTCCTTGGGTATGATGCAAGACTTCACAACAACCCATCATTCCGATTCAGGCTCAGCCCGACGGGAACTGCAATCAATTACGAAAGAGTATAAAAGAGATGGACGTAAAAATCATAGACAAAGAGACCAAGCGGGAGTATGTTGTATCTTGCAGGTCAAACGGGGAGAACGCACTTGCCTGCCCTAAGTGTGGCCCCGACAGAAAGAAGCACAACGCAAAGAGCCTAAGCTACAATTACAGCAAGGGGGTTGGCAACTGCCATCACTGCGACTCAAGCTTCTACAGCAAGGAAAAAACTCAGAAAGTAGAAATGGAGAAAAAGGAATACGTAAGGCCACAGCACAGGAACGTGACACAGCTATCCGATAAGGTTGTGGAATGGTTCCGTTTACGCGGGATAAGCCAAAGCACACTGATGGACTTCAAGATTAGCGATGGAGAGGAGTTCATGCCACAGGTTGGAGAGAAGAGGAATACCATACACTTCAACTACTTTCGTGACGGGGAACTGATTAACATCAAGTACCGTGACGCCATGAAGAACTTCAAGCTCGTTTCGGGCGCGGAGCTTATATTCTACAACCTTGACGCAATCAAAAAAACAGATGACGTTATTATTGTCGAGGGTGAGATTGACTGCATGAGCTTCCACGAGGCAGGCTTCCCTCAGGTTATCAGCGTTCCAAACGGGGCAAGCAAGAATGGAAGACTCGAGTACCTCGACAACTGCTGGCAACAACTCGAACACATAAAAGATGTGTACATTGCCACGGACAATGATGAGCCGGGTAGGGCACTTCGAGAAGAACTCGCCCGACGACTCGGAAAGGAGAGGTGCTTCATAATTGATTACGGGCCGTTTAAAGACGCCAATGAGGTTTTGCAGTCTGATAGACTCGCCTTGAGAGATATGGTCTTAAAATCAAAGGAATACCCATTGGAGGGCATACGTACACTCGATGACATAGCCGAGAGTTTGTATGACCTGAAAAAAAATGGTTTGAAGGCGGGTGATGGAATTAGCATACCTACTGTAAATGAATACATTACATATGTCCCGGGTTTTGTCACCGTCATAACAGGCGTTCCGAACCACGGGAAGGGCGAGTTCCTTGACCAAATTCTTGTTGATCTTGCCTTCCTCCACAACTGGAGATTCGGTATCTATAGCCCCGAGAATGGAACACACGCACTACACGCTCAAAAGCTTTTCTCTAAAGTTAGTGGGGAGGGCTTTAACGAGACAAGTGTTAATACCATATCCGAGTTTATTGGAGAATATGGGGACAGGTTCTACATGATTGATCCGCCCGAAGACCTGACCTTGGATAGCATTTTAAGTTACGCCAAGCTTTTGGTCAAGAGGTACGGCATCAACGGACTTATCATCGACCCTTGGAACAAGTTAGACCATCAGTGGAAGGACAGTGAAAGGGCGCACATTAGCAGGTGCTTGGATATGCTTGACAACTTTGCAAGGAAGTACAACATTCACATATTCGTTGTGGCCCACCCGACAAAGCTTCAGAAGGATAAGGAGACCAAGAAGGTTGAGGTTCCGACGCTCTACAGCATATCGGGGACTGCCGATTGGTTTAACAAGTGTGCCAATGGTATAGTTGTCTACAGAAATTGGTACGAAGACGGGATGAGCGATACAGACGTCCACATTCAGAAGGTAAAGTTTAAGCACTGGGGAAAGCAAGGAATCGTCCGATTGGCGTATGACCCCGTATCAGGAAGGTACTACAATCCCCCGTTCAAGAACAATAAAAGCTATCTAAAGATCAAGCAGCAAGAAATGCCATTGACTCAGGCAGAGGTAAAACCAAATACTCAGTTCCTCACAAGATACGAGCCGAAGGCATTCGATGACATAGAACAAAACGAGATTTAAAATAAAAGTAAAAAAAAATGAACTACGAAAGGATTATCGCAAAGATGAAGTCCATGCAGGACTCTGGTAAGAATATGCCGCTAACGAAGGAGGAGATGGACGAGATACCCCCGGGCTTCTTTGTTGCACGTGCAGCCATCCCACTTGAGGACGGAAGCGCCATCGTTCAACCAAATAGGAAGCAGAGGAGGCAGCAGAAGAAGGATAAAAAAAAGACCCCTAAAAAGTAGGAGCCTTTTGTTTTTGTTTGGTTTCGTGTAACATTACTAAACTCAAAAATGTTACACGAATTTTGAATATGACTATCCCTTTACTTCAAGAGGTTGTCTGTGCTGACTTCAAAGAACTCCGAAATCTTAATTGCCTGAGCAAGGCTGCACTCGCTTCGATACTCCTCCCAAGCAGTGATTACGAACTGAGATACGCCAATCTTCTCACCAAACTCCCGGCGAGAAAGGTTCTTTGCATCTCGAAGAAGGCGAAGGTTGCGACCAAAGGCAGACCGTTCCTTTTTTGTTTTTTTAACTTCCATGGTATATTGATTTTTAAAAATTACTTGAAAAGAATATGGTTAGCGCAATCGCAAGACCCGCCCCAAAAAGGGTGACCCTCGACTTAAATTTGAGGCTAATCATGGCGGTTGTGTCCATCGACCTTTCGGTCTTCCATCGTTCGGGGTACACGTTCCTGTCCATTACGTTCCTGAACGAGTAGTATGCCCCATCGTGTATGTATGGGAAAACGCAAACCGATGGGATGTACATTGATACAGGTAGTACACCTACGGCGACAATGATCCTCAATATGTTGAGGTATCCATGAACGTCCCCGTACACTGTATTGGCGTGATTAAGTTTGGAGTAGTCGGCCACGTGAAAGAAGTAAGCCTCGATAATTCCAGACGCAAAACAAAACGCCAACCAAACAAGAAGTGAGATTATGTCTGTGTAAGTTTCCATATAACAAACATAAAACCACACACTTAAAAAAATAAATAGAACAAAAAAAAGTTATTACTTGCTTTTGTGAATCATTCTACCATATATTTGTGCAATGAATGAAGATAAGACTAAGCACATCATTGAGATGATGTTACTTGGACAGCTAATGGCTGATAGGATTGATGTCGCCGGGGCAAAGGGTTGGCTAATGCAAAAGGTCAAGATGCAGAGCAAGGCGCTTGTGTCTACCCTCGAAAAGGACATGAAGATTATGTACATGGCTACCTACAAAAACGAAGAGGCTTCAGCGGCGTATGAGGACGCACTGTCTGCTGTCGAATCCGTTTTTGATGAGTTAAGGTCAATCCCTATTGAAAGTTGGGAAAGCTTGGCAGACGTAATTAAGTCCGTAAAAAACAAAGGGGAATGAATAGTGTCCTGATAGTAGTCTTCACTTACAATCGGCCCAGTATGCTTCGTGATACATTGATCCACTTGTCCAAATACGGGCACAAAATATTGGTCATTGACGACGGAAGTACATACGATAAGTCTGTGGTTCTTAATGGTTTAGATGAAAATATAGAGTACATAAGGACTCCCCACAGGGGCAAGGAGCGTTGGTGGATGAACTGGAACGATGCCCTTAGAGTTTGTAGGGAGAAAAACCCACGCCTATTCATATTTATGGCGGATGATTTTCAGAACCTTGATCTTTTGAAGGCCGTTCACGTTTATAGTGGAATAAAAGAGGTAGCCACCTTGAACTTGATAAATGATGGCCGTGTTCAGTGGGGTTGTTCCCCGCGTCAGGTTTCAGAAGATTTAATACTCCTTGGCTTTAATGACTGCGGCTTTATTTGTAACAAGGCGGTTCTCAGGTTTTTGAAATGGAGAATCAATCCAGTAAAAACAAATAATGAATCGTCAGGTGTTGGAAGGCAGTTGACTAACAGGCTTCGTAAGTTGGGAGTCAATATGTATTGCCCTGTAAAGAGTTTTGCATATCACGGAGACCATCCATCCATCATGCACCCTGAGTTGAGAAAATCAGAACCAATAATAAGCAAATGATTGACTTTTATGTTTATCAAGACCCAAACTATGCGTTGGGGAACTTTGTCAACTGCACCCCGACAATACTCCGTCTATACGAGACGCATAAAAAACCCATCCCCGTTATGTTTGGAACGAGGTATGTTGCAGAGGCATACGAGGGTTCCGAATACATAACACACATAAGTAGCCCAAAGGGGAGGAAATTGTTTGGCAGTGATCTAATATGCAGGGAGAACATAATGCCTGACTATGAGTACATCCAAATGAAAACCATTGGAAAGCCGTACTCAAACAATGCCTTTGTTCCGGTGAATGCGAATTATAGGAAAAGCTTTGAGAACTATCGCTACTCGGTATTGGCCTGTGGAAGTGGATCGGACAGAGAGGATTACGTGAACAGCAAGACGCCCGACGTTGAGCTTTTTTTTAGGGAGATTGAATCGTCAAAGATCCCCGTCATCTTCATCGGAAGCGATCAGGATTACGCAAGAATGAAGGATGTAGCAGATGCCTGCTCCGTAAGATGCATAGGCAACATACAAGAGTGCATAGCGTGTATAGACGGGGCAGAAATGTTCATAGGCAACGACACTGGATTTGCTCACGTTGCTGGCGCACTAAAGAAGCCAATGCGCCTATATTGGAAAGACACTAAGTGGCCGAAGAACGCCAATACTAACCTAAATTGTGAATACATATTTAAAGACAAATGGAAACAAAGCTAACAAAAGAATTAGACCAGTACGAGATTGTGACTGCGGCAAAACTAATGATCCCATCATCATTGTTTAAGTTCAGAGACACCGTTAAAGGTATTATTGCGCCCGATCAATTATTGGCTCTTGACACTCACATAGACTCACGGGTTCGAACTGGATCAATCTCCATGATGGACAGGAACCCCCGTCAAGTTTTTGACTTCCTAAGATCCAAGGTTTGCGAAGCACTTCATTTGAATCATGACGATGACATGAAGGTCACGCGAAGAAAGAAAAATGTTTTGGCCCGCAAGATAGTCTACGCCTCGGTACGAAAGGAGTGCAACATTTCGCTCGATGACTTGTCCAGTTTTTATGGTCAAGACCACGCGACTGCCGTCTATTCAATAAGGAAGGTGATTGACTTTTTGCTCACCGATAAGGAGTATCGAAACCTCATCATGTATTATGCTGACCGAATAGCTGAGTACGGGTACACGAACTTCCGTAAGTGGTGTGATGCTGTCCTGACCGGAAAAATCATGAACCTAAAAGTTGGTTCCGTAATGACAAGGGTCAATGACACGAAAAGATACTACTTCTTGGATGAGACCCCGCAGGGATATCTATGCTCAACCAAAAGGATTAAGGGCGGTCATTTACTGAGTGATGTATCAAAAGAAACAAGGATCATAATCCCATATGACGAAGCTCGGTACGCAACAATTCACGCATAAACTTGCAACGATAAACAAAATTACATATATTTGCCATATGAATAACAAGTACAAGGGCGTAGTAATTGAGATCGGCCCAGAAAACAGATTCTCAGACAAGTTCGTGTCAAAGCAAATCGTTCTTGAGGATAAGTCAAGCAAGTACCCTAAGAATGCGGCCTTTGAGTTTGTTAATGCAGCCATTGAGAAGATTGATGGCCTCCGTATTGGAGACGAAATAGATGTTACGTTTGAGCCAACATCAAGGAAGTCAAAGGACGGAAGGTGGTTCACAAGTAATAGGGCTTGGGAAATCGGGGTCATGACGAGCTACTCTCCGAACAAGATGGAGGTTAAAAGCAATCCTCAGCCAAGTGCCCCGGTAAGCAAGCCAAAGGTTGAAGACACTCCATACGAAGATACTGAGCTTCCTTTCTGATGTTTTATAGGGATGAAATAAGGCGCGATTGGAAAGCGTACCAAGATTTGTGTAGTTGGTTCATTTCCAATAGGATAAACATAAAAGATTATCTGCGCCTTTATTTCCCCACCTTCAAGTTTTATCGGTACGTTGGGTCAAATGGCCTTCCGATGCTGACAAAAGAAAGCTTGGAGTACATGAGGAGGCTGAAGAAAATCATAGAATCAGAAAACCACGAAATAGCCACCCATGCTATTAGAACACAAGTACGGAGAAAAAGCGTTAAGAAAAAATAAAAGCAGGTACACCCTTGAGGAGATTGTATCGTGTAACATGAGGGTCGAAAAAGCCGTTTATGCACTTCTTCCTCATGGAGTTAAGGCAAGTCCGGTTCACTTTGCAATATTGTTTTGGAAGTTCAAGGAGAACGGTAAGGTGGTCAATAAGAAAAGGATATCGAATGTTCTTGGGTGGTTGTTTTCTGGCAAGGCAACACCTAAATACAATCCGTGGATAAGGCATTTGGAGAAATGTGCAAAAGCAATTAACAGTATATGAATCAGCAAATTAAGCCAGTATCTACAATTATATGTTGCAAGGAGATAGAGGATGATAAATCCCTTTTCCTTATGAGGAAGGAGGCCCTTGTAAATGCGGAGGTTGTGTCTATTGGGGATCGTGTATCGAGTGTGTCCCCGGGAGACATAGTATTCTTCTCAAGGAAGAGGGCGGTAGTTGTCAAAGATTTGATGTATGTAGAAGAGAGCGATATTGAACTCGTAAAAAAAACAGCAAATGGTGCTTCTTGATAGCGTTAAAACACTAAAGCCAAAAAGAGGCTGCGTAATCATACGGGTTGACAGCTTGGTGAATGAGAGCATTTCATTTGCCAATGGTAAATCATTGGTTCTCATGTCTGTAACCGACACCGAGAGATCCCGAAACAGCTCCAAAAGGGGAGTGGTATACTCAACTCCTTCTGAGACATCGTATGGTGGAGGTTGGTCAAACGTGGACAAGCACTGTAATGTGTTGTCGGGTGACGTTGTTTACTTCGCATACGATGTTATAGCACAATACCTCCATGAGGAGGCTACTGGAGATAGGGACGGTGTATTGAGGGTGGTCAAGAGCGATGACTCGTTCTACATTTTTGTGCCGTATCCAATGATATTTATGCGTGAGAGGGATGGTGTAAGGGAGGCGCTTAATGGATTTGTAATAGGCATTAAGCCTGAATTGGAGAAGGAGAGCGAACTCGAAATCCAAACAAAGAAAGACAACAGGAGTATAGTTGTTACCGTCCCCGTTGCATTGGGAAGCGAGGCTGATGAGTGGTATCAGCCAGAGGTTGGTGAGAGGATTGCGTTTAGGGGTCTTGCGTTGCCTATAGATGCGGATTTGTTCAACAAACAAGAACTATATTACATAAGACCAAAATCAATCATTGCTACTTATGGCCGATAAACTAAGAATCATAGAGTACGCTGACGTAAAGCAGTTCATATACCCCGAAAAGTGGGATGAATTTGTGTCAGCCCTGTTCATTGAGAAACACGACCAAGAACTTGATCGGGTTAAGATTGTGAACACAATTGCCAACTGCGTATCAGAGGTATTCAGCACCCCCGTTGAGTATCTCCGTGGCCGCAAAGGAACCCGTGACGAGAGCGATAGTCGTATAGCCTTCACCTACATTATTCTGCACATAGGAGTGACAGAAGAATGGGTGGCTAACTACTTTGAGTGCAGCAAAGGAACCGTGTGCTACAGAAAATCGCGTTTTGCAGACTTGTATCAAACCGATCACTACTTCAATAGAAGGGTTCAGTCTGTTATAGGCAAGATGAATGACGCTGGATTTGCATTTATTAAAATATGAAGATAAAGATATTTGCGGCGATGCATGGTCGCCATGATGTTTTCCGGATATTTAAGGCGGGGGTTGATAGGCTTCAAAAAAGCTTTGACTGCGAACTCTTTATTGTTTGCTCTTCAGATGAAGACGCAACCCTATGCAACATTATGGGAATCAAAAACGTAAGGTGTGCCAACGACCCGATAAGCGATAAGCATAACTATGGTGTTAGGCAAGCGATGAACGATTCTGATTGGACGCACCTTTTGATTATGGGGAGTGATGACGTGATAACGGATGCCGGGATGGGCATATTGACTCGCTTAGATGCAAGGCACTCAGGCTTTTACGGCGGCTTGTTTTACAATACTGAGAACGGGGATTGCAAGCATTGGGACTACCCAAGAGACCTGAATATCAAGAGATTGTTTGGCGCTGGCCGTATGCTAAAAAGGGAATTAATTGAGTATGCAATAGAGCGTATTGAGATTCGCGGGATTATGTCGGGCGACAAATTTTCTATTCGAGAAAGGAAAACTGTACCCCGTCAAATGGCTGAATACCTATGTGCTTCAAAGAGATGGAAGCGAGGAGAGATTGTTAATGAAGGCATTTGGGAGACGGGCCTTCAAAAGGGATTAGATGTAAGTCTTGAGTCGATCCTGACCGAATGCGGGGCGCCGCCAGTTGGAATAAGCGGTGTTCACGTTTGTGATTTTAAGAGCAAAGACAATCTATGGAGGTATGATGAACGGGACGGATCCCCATATTCTTTTGATGATTTTGCTAAAAATCTAAGCGATGAGGAGCTTGACCTTATTTACAAACTAAAACAAAAATAATGAAGAAAAAGTGGTGGTTCCCCGGATTCACTATCCTGATGATTGTCATTACAATGGTTCTTTCTTTTGTAAAGATTATGTATGATCAAATAGACTTGGTCATCGTTTTCATTCCGTCAATCTTATGGTGGTCAGTAGTCTTTGGCTATGGTGCATACATTGCATTTAAGATGTTTAGGGAGATTATGAGCGACAATAATGTTTAATTGGCGGATAAAATATCTTAAGCCTGAGCATGGTTATAGCCCCGAAGATGGTATAGATTCCAACGGGGTTTTGGGATGGTATGTGGGAAAATGTGTTGATAACGAGTTTGTTAACAATCAACTTGTTTCAGACCCAAGGTTTATTGTCTTGGATGATAGTGGATATGTTGATATTGTGTACCCGACCCATGTCAGATTTTTAGACACCCCAGCAGATAGATTGATTGCGAGAATATTACAGGACTTTGATTCTGATAGTCCTAAAAGTCAAATTGTAAAAACTATTCATGGATTTTTCGAAACTGAAATATAGGGTAGACCAAATCCCCGACAATAAGTCTGTGGTTATGCATTACCCGGACTTGGGTCGAATGGCTCATGTATTTAGCGATCAGGGTGATATGCCCAATGAGTTGACGCCAGACTTCGTGATGCGTTACTTGATACTGATGTATGCTCCGGGGAGTCCCTTTGTTTCCGACTTCTCTGAGCTAAAGTCTCGCAAGGCAAAAGTCCTTGGCTTTCTAAATGTTAGTGTTGAGGGAAAGAACTCATTACCAGTTCATTACAATGGTCTCATAGCATTTAAGTACACGTCAGTTGTTCAGAAGGCCGTCCTTTTACTTAGGCTGTGCAAGAACCACGAGTGGGCATTGTTGAGGGCGGCAGAAGAAAAGCAGTTCCTGTTGTTGAGTCAGATGTTTACAAAGTTTGATGACGTTCAGGACGAGAAGCGATTACAAGACGCAATCAAGGCGAACATGGAGATGTTGAAGACCCTGAAGGATTCAATCATTGAAAGGGAAAAGAGTGTGGAGCTTGATGAGGGGGTTAGTCAGTACCTTGCTGAGGAAAATCTTGGCATAGACCCCGAAACATACATTGTTCAGTATGGGGAGACAAGCTCGGTATTCCCCGGCATAGTTCCATAATTTCTTACGATGTTGTATATTTGGACGTTTAAATTGCTAAAGATATTCGCAAAATGAAAAAGACAAAGTCCAAGGTAAACGAGGCTGGGGTGTACACAAAGCCGGGAATGCGTAAGTCTCTGTTTGAGAAAATCAAAAAGGGAACCAAGGGAGGTGACCCGGGCGAGTGGAGTGCGAGGAAGGCACAATTACTTGCCAAAGAGTACAAGAAAAAAGGCGGTGGCTATAAAACTAAAAAATGATGGCAAAGAAAGACCCACAACAAAGTTTGCGCGATTGGACATCTCAGGAGTGGATGACATCGGGCACGTATTCTAACAAGAATAAGGGATCGTCTAAGGAAGTTAAGTCAGAAGGCAAGAAGCGTTATTTACCCAAGTCCGCTTGGGGTGAGTTGTCATCTGGTGAAAAGGCGGCAACCAACAAGGCCAAGCGTGAGGGTGATAAAAAGGGTAAGCAGTTTGTTAAGCAGCCAAAGAAAATTGCCAAGAAGACATCAAAGCACCGTTAATGTCTGATAAAGAGATTTCTCAGGAGATATTATTACAGTACGTCAAGGAAGATGAGTTCGTGTACATAAACGAACACGATCCCGACTTGTCTACCATAAAAATTAAGTTGCCATCGCTTGTTGAGTGGTATGCTAATTTTCTTGGCTACACTCCCACTTGGGAGGAGGCCATAAAGTACGTTGATGGATATGGCTTGCCTGCTGAGGATCAAGTGTTTACATATCAGCAAATCCCCGACAAGATAAAGGGTATAAACTCCACGATTAGGAAGAAGAAAAGTCTAAAGCGTGGGGATAGCATAACCGTTCCAGACCTTTATTCCGAGATAGAGGACAATCGAGTCCATTACAAGAATGAGATTGATTGGATCAAGAGGGACATCAAGAGGAGGTATCACGGTTATTGGGTCTTCATCAACGGAAGGCCGACATACATTGATGGTTGGCACTTTGTGTACCTAAACTATTGGGACATAGGAAGTGACAGACCTGACGGATACCCCGACTATAGGGACATTGATAGAAGGTTCTTTCATTTTGCAAGGTACTGCTACACAACAACTCATAGTTACTTTCAGTTCAAGGTCACATACAGGGAGATTGGAAAGGTCAAGACGGACTATTTCAGCGACTTAGCTGGCGCGGAGAAGTTTGTCGAATCATTAAAAGAAAAGAATATACCATCAATACTTGACGGCTTAAATGAGCCTAATAATCCACACCCCGGCTTTATTGTAGATATGGAGAGGAGAACTTGTTATGGGTTCGCTCATCCAAAGAGACGTAGAAGGGGAGCAACAAGTGCCGCTGCTTGCATAGCATATTTAATTACAACTGAACAGCGTTTAAGACACGCGGGATTGCAGTCGCTCAATGATAAGATGGCGACCGATGACGTTTACAAGGATAAGATTATACGGCCTTGGAGAAAGCTACCATTTTGGCACAAACCGCTACATGATGGTAGCAATAACCCCGCGACAAAACTTAACTTCCAACCCCCGGCAGATCGAACCAACCTATCTGCAAGTATAGAACGAGACGCCCATGACGGATGGATAGAGCCAAGGGCCGCCAACGAGAGGGCATTTGACGGAACAAAGCTTCACGCCATCATCAGAGACGAGGGTGGAAAGATAGACGGGTATAGTTACGACATCATGGAGTGGTGGGGTATCGCCAAGAAAACCCTTGCACAGGGGCCGATAATACATGGACTTGGCATGATTCCATCGACTGTTGGTGAGATGGATAGTGGTGGCGGAAGACAGTACGAGCGTCTTATTACACTAAGCAAGTGGGAGAATAGGGACAGCAACGGGGAGACGGCTACAGGTTTGTTTACCATTATGGAGCCAGCCTTTGATGGGTTGGATGGTTTCATTGATCAGTACGGAAACTCGATCATAGAGAATCCAAAAATTCCCATTTTAGGGATAAATGGGAAATGGATTAATAAGGGGGCGAAGAATTATCTGATGGCAAGGCGTGAGATGCTTCAACGTGATGCTACCCCCGAAGACTACATAACGGAGCTGAGGGACTTCCCGTGGACGCTAAGGGAGGCCATGACCAAGGGTGGACGAAACAATGGTATAGACAGAAAGATCCTTAACAAGAGGATAAATGCTATTCGTTTTAGCAGAAGCCCCGACAACTTCATCAAGCCGAGGAAGGGTAACTTTGAGTGGGTTTCCGACTTTGGTGGAGATGTTGTATGGCGAGACGACCCCGATGGGAAGTTCATGGTCAGTCAATTTCCTTCTCCTCAATTCAGGAACAGAAAACAATACGATGCTGATGCAAATAGTTGGATGCCCGATCCAATATGCTGCAATAAGTTTTTATGCGGGGCTGACCCGTTTATGTTTGATGCCAAGGACGTTGCGGGTCAAAAGAAGTCAAATGGAGCTATTGCTGTGTTTAGACACCGGGACACTGTAGAGGATTATGAAGAGAAGCCCCGTTCAGAATGGCAAAGCAACAAATTCGTTCTAACATATAGTGTACGATCGGAGGACAAGGATGAGTACGTTGAGGACTGCCTAAAGACTTGCATATTCTACTCCTCATTCATATACCCTGAAATGAACGTGCCTATTGTTGCCGAACTTTTCAGGAAGTGGGGATACGGCGGATACCTACTTCACGACACCAATGAATATGGGGTGAGGGTTCCAATGCCGGGCAGAAAGGTTTCGGCTAACGCTGAGACCAAGAACGAGATATTTGCCGACGTCATGACCCACGTCAGGAATTTTGCCGAGTGGGAGAATCACATAGAGTTATTGGAGGAGTGGATGAACATTGATGGGCCGTCAGACATGACCAACTATGACTTGTTCGCCGCTGCTGGTATGATCTTTTTAGGGCGAAAGTCTCAGTTCCCAATAATGTTCCACGAGAGTAGTGCGCCTATACAAATGGACGGCTTACCATTCGATGAATATTCTGTGTAATATTCGGGTTTCTTTTGGTGGAATTATTGTAAAGACGCTAAGTTGGTACTTTTGTCCTAAAGTGTAATATCGTGCTTGCATATTCAGGCCCAACAATAGTATTCCCAAGCGATGACGTCCCCGTCAATAAGAAAGAGGGACGCAAATGGCAAGAGTCAGTAGCTCGGTCTATCTGGTCTCGCTACAGCTTGGGGAGTACGTACTACGGTTTTCAGAACCGCGACCAAATGATGCTGATGCGCCTCTATTCAGATGGCCGTCAACCATCGGACAAGTATAAGGATTGGATGACGGGCAAGAAGAAGGAGAAGGGCACTCCTGCGTCTGGTGAGCATATGGTCACAGACTTCTTCCGCAAGGGGTATGCTAATGTTGATTACTCTATTGATAGCCCCGCACCATCGTTTAAGTCTACGATTCTTTCAGTTTTATCTAACTCCGACTACAAGGTTCAGGCAGTTAGTATGTCTACGGGCAGCATAGCGGAAAAGAAGAAACGCAAGTTCACACTTTACTTCGACACTAAATTTAAGGCGCTTCGTGAGATGGCTGGTTTGCCTCTCCCCGTGCTTCCTTGGGAGCCTCAGAACTTGGAGGAGCTTGAGTTATATGAGAGACTCGGTGGAATCAAGTTGACCTACGAGATGGCCTTGGAGGACATTTGTGCCCACGTCTTTGAATCGAGCGACTGGACAAGCATACGTTCAAGGGGTATTGAGGATGAGATTGACTTGAACTTTGTGTGTGGTAAGGTATATACTTGTGAGAAGACTGGAGCCACAAAGATTAAGCACATCAAGCCTCAAAACCTTGTGATGAGTTGGATTGACGAGGATCGGGATACCCCGACCTTTGTTGGGCACTTGGAGAAGGTTAGGCTGTGTGACATCCGCGCTAAGCTCCTTGCTGAAGGATATACAATTGAGGAGGTCATGCAGGTTGCAAGGTCTTATTACAACACCTTGAACTTGGCCCAGTCATGGGATTACTTCCGTGAATACGATCCCAACACGGAGAGATGGCGTTGGGAGGACATCACTGTTGATGTACTTGAGTATGAATACTGCTCACTCGACACAAAGTTTTACACCGAAAGAGAGACTAAAGATGGTGCGATTCAATACTTCTTTGATGAGGAGTCTGATGAAAGCAGGTCTGAACGTAAGTCTTATTCTGACGGACGTAAGAGGAAGACTGATAAGATTCAAAACGCAACCATTTATTGCGGTAAGTATATCGTTGGCTCTTCCTTTGTTTTCGACTATGGTCGTCAGGTAAATATCATGAAGTCTGATTATGCTACGGCATATTGTTCATACTTCTTTGAGCGTGTCCCCGGAAAGGCGATTACAGAAAGGTTGATTCCAATCTACGACAGCCTTATGATGTGCCGCTTGAAGCTTCAGGCCGCAAAGTGGGCCGCTGCCCCGAAGGGATATAGCATTGACATCGCCGCCCTTTCTAATATCAATATAGGTGGTGCGATATACAAGCCTCAAGACCTGATAAGTATCAGGAGGCAGAATGGTGTTCAGATTTACAAGACCACCATGCAGCAGGGTAAGGTAGTCACTGGGGAGAACTCAATCCGAGAACTTGAAGGTGGTATAGGCCCTCAGCTTCAGGAGTGGATTACCTGCTTCGTACACGATTATGAGAGAGCGCTCGAGCTTTCGGGGATCAGCCGACTCATGATGGGTGGTAAGTCAATTAACTCGGAGAAGGGCCTTGGCATTTCTGAGCTTGAGATAAGTGCTACAAACCATGCGCTGTTCCCGTTGAAGGAGGGTCTTAGGAAGTGGAAAGAAAAGGCGGCCAAGGCAATTGTTATGAAAACACTTGTCAACATTCAGTTTGATGATAAGTGCAGGGAATACTGGACAAAGGTCATAGGTGAGGAAAAGGTTGCGGCAATACTTGATATTGGCGAGACAACCCTTGAGGAGTTGAACATTAGCCTTGAGAGCCTTCCAAACGATCAGATGATTCAGGACGTTAAAATGGCCGCCATGCAGTCCATGAACGCAGGCAAGAATGGTCAGCGTGGGATGTCCGTTTCAGACTATATGTATGTTCTACAACTACTTGATAAGCGAGAGATTAAGCTGGCGACTTGGTATATGGCTATTAGCGAGGAACGTGCAGCGAAGCAAAAAACTGAGAGCGAAACGGCTATGCAACAGCAAAATGCTATGATGATGGCTCAGGCTGCTCAACAAGCAGAGATGGCAAAAGTCCAAAGCGCACAGCAGTTGGCACAGGTTGAGGTTCAGAAACACGCGGCAATGGCCAATATCGACTTGATGAAGGAGGAGAGAATTCAAAAGATGAAGGGGGATCAGGTTCTTGAACAGATCCAACTTGAGGGAATTCTTGAGTCAAGATTCAATACAGAGATAACTGGTAGAATATAAACCAAAAAGAGAAAAAATGAGTGATGCAGTAAATCCGATTAAACAAGCGGAGGATTTTTTCAATGGTAAGGGTGAGATTATCATCACCCCACAAGGGCCGATTCGGTCGGAGTCTAATGAAGATGAGGTTCAGGATGATCCACAACAGCTTCAGTCAGACGCAGATTTACAAGAAGTTCAGGATGTAGACTCAGGTCAGGGTTCGTCGGAAGAGTCTTCCGAAGAGAAGTCCCCGTCTGTTTCTTTTGACTTCAGCAAGTTTGGGGTTTCTTCAGAGGAGGAACTTGTAAGCAAAATTAGCCGCCTTCAGGAACTTGAATCAAAGTCAAAGGAGATTGAACTTTTCAATCAGGTTAAGTCAAAGATCAATGCCCCGTATGCTGACGAAAAGATCGCAAAGATCAATTCAGTAGTTCGTGAGACGGGCATTAAGGACTTAAGCATTGCGGCAGAACTTGCTACAATGACGGCGGATGAACTCCGAACCGATCCTATTAAAACATTGGCATTTAGAGAAATCATGAAGAACCCCGATGCCCTTAGCGCGTTGACCTTTGATGAGGTTAAGCAGGCCATGGCAAAGAGGTACGACATTGAGTATAGCGATGAGCTTGCTCCACTCACTAAGCTTGAGGTGGAGAGCGCTATAAAAGAAGTTCAAAATAAAATATCTTCTATTCAGACGAGTGAGAACGATGTTTTAGGAACTTTGTTGAGAGAACGTGAACAAGAGTTGTTCTTGCAACAACAGAAGTCCGAGAAGGCGGCCAAGGACGTAGAAACAGCGGTTAGCAAATTTTCTACACTATCGGCTAAGTTTGGTGGAGAAGAAATCAGTGTGGCGGTTAGCCCAGAACTACTCAACCAAGTCAAAGGGTGGGCGACACATTTCGCGGCGAGTTTGCCTGAGAATGAGTCCTACCAATCTACCATTGATACTTATATTACTGGTGTCTTAAAGAACGCATTGGAGGATAAGATCGCCGAGCAGTTTAAGGCTAAGATTGAAGGGAAGATCACTCAAAAGGCTATAAAGGCTACGCATAATGGCGGAAGTGTGGTGCATAAAGATAAGCCCGGAGACTCCGACTCTAATTGGATTCCTGAGTGGCAGCAGGCGCACATTGACCATCTCAAGAAGATGGGTGTTTCAGTTCCGAAATAAAAACACTTAAAAAAATAAAACAAAATGGCAACTAATCCGTTTACGCCATCTACGATCCCACAGGCGGGAAATATTACGCTTGTATCTAACGTAGACTTGGCACAACCAATCTGGTCTCCGACCCTGTATCAGCCTTATGGTACTCAGGGTGCTGAGGTTATGCAGTTCTTCAAGGCTATGGGCGCTCTCGTCCCCGTTATCCGTATGACCGGAGTACACTGGGAAGAAGATCGTTATGGTTCTGCTTTCCAAGTTAAGACCCTTGTATCAGCTCCGGGCGCAGGTTCTAACCTGACTATTCAGCTCGCTTCTGCTTACATCGACGCTACAACTCGTGAAAGCTGGCCGATCGAAAACGAAATCGTGAAGTCTACCCGCACTGGTAAGCAGTACCAGATCATCAGCAAGACTGATAACGGTTCTGACACCACGCTCGTTCTTCGTCCTCTGAAGTCTACTACCAACGAGTCTGCTCAGGCTAACGAATACTTTATGATTTCAGGTGTGTCTGTTGCTGAGGCTTCTGACAAGCAGGACACTAAGAACTCATATCAGACTGAGTACACTTGGCAGCTTCAGGACATCCGTACTGACCACAACATCACTGGTTCTGACTTTACCGAGAGCCTCCAGCCTGTTCGTTACGAGAAGGGTGGTGCAATCGTAGGTTACAACTCTATTGCTACTGTTCAGCACGAGTACGATCACCTTCAGAAGACTGTTAACACTATGATCTGGGGTGAGACTGCGACAAACACAAGTATGCCGGGTGTAGGTTACACCACAGGTATGGTTGAGCAGTTCGAGCTTCGTGCGGTGAATCAGGACACTGGTGGTTCTTTGACTGTTGCTGACTTCGAGTCAATCGAGCAGACGCTGTCTTCTAACTGGGCGCTTGGTAACTACATTACCCTCCTCTCAGGTAAGTCTTACAGCGAAATCAGCGCCGATGTGATCTCTGACTTCAATCAGTCTAACATCAACGCCGTAAACAATCAGCTTGCTAACGCCCTGTTCGGTACATCAGGTTTCGATGTAAACCAACTGTATGCTACCTACAGCGTTCAAGGTCTTGCTGTTAACGGTAAGTCTTTCGGTCTCAAGCGTTTGACTATTCTTGACGACCCGAATGGTGCTGCTGCCAACAACTCTGCCCTTCAGGATTACGGTTTCGTTCTTCCGATTGGTAAGACCCGCGATAACGATGGCGTTCCTCGTGGATTTGTTGAGCTGAAGTACAAGGACTTCGCTGGTCAGAACCGTATGATGCGTATGTGGTACACTGGTGGTGCTTCCCCTGCGAAGAACACCTCTAAGGATGACTTCAATATGCACATTGTGTCTGAAATCGGTTTCGATTTCATGAACCTGCAGCAGTGCGCCCTGTTCAAGAACAGCGCTCTGTCATAAGCATAGCATGACTAATGGAATAGGGGTGGCATACGGCCATCCCTTATTCCTGTCAAATAAGTGAAACAATAAATAAGTGAAAAAATGAACATTTATGTGAATGATAACCTCATGTCCAAAGAGGAGCTGATGGGGTATCTTGAAGAATTAAAGCCTGTGTTCCCCTTGTTCTTCGACAAGAAGAATCCGAAGCCAGTCGTAATTCATTATCGAGACGATATGAAGTACATGGTTCGTAAGCGTCGGGGAGCCAAAGAGTTTGGTCAGATGTCGGTGGCGCATCCACTCCCACAGATTGTAAAGTGTATGAAGTTCGCCCGTAATGATTATGGGATGAGCGATATGTTTGTCCTTACCCGTGGGGTTCGAGAGGTTAACCGAAAGACTGGTGAGCCATTTTACCCGACAAAGGACATCATGTTTCAATTGTCTAACGGGAAGACGCTTCACCCCGGACAAGACGAGGTAGAACTCGTTTATTGGTACTTCTTCTCAGGCAAGTTTACCAATGGTAAGGTTGACAATCCCCGTGCGGAGTTTCATTTCACCAACCCTGTTGTTGAGAGCAAGGATCGCATTGAGAAGAACCGTGAGGTGTTTGAGCTTCAGAAGGACATCCTATACGGAGGCGTTTCTACCGTTGATATAGAGCGTTATATGTCCACCTTTGGCCTCGAGATTTCGGCCTTGGAGGAGGTAAACCGCACCACATTGTTTGACTATGTTACGACAAGCCCCGGTGCTAAGGAGTCTTACTACAACATTTTGCGTTCTGATTCCGACAACCAAAACCTCGCAGAGGCCATGGGACTTGTTAGGGAGGCCATTGAAAGGGGTAAGATTACTTCAGAGGGCGACAACTGGGTCTTTGTAAATAAGACTGGTAATGGTCGTCCATTTGCCCCAATTGATGTGAAGGACGATGTGAAGGGTCTGTCCAAGATTATTTTGGAAGACGAGAGGCTTCGTCAACGCCTTGAAAAGTCTCTGCAATCAGCAGAGTAATAATAAAGGAAACCCGAAACTAAAAAGAGGGGTCTATTGACCTCTTTTTTTATTTTTGACACTAAACAAAGATGGCTAAATCCTAAGCAAAATAATACCAAAATGGCAAACTTTACTGCCCAAGATATTGATGTTACCGTTACGTTTGATTCCGATCAGAATCGGGTCAAGGTAACAAGCAATAACGACTTTTCTCTGTACGACAATATGCCGCTGATCACCCTCAAGGGTCTTGGTCAGCTTAATGACCCGTTCAGCAATATTGTTTTTCAGAAGCTAAGTACGTCATCCCCGCTTATTGATTTAGCCATCGGCAACACGATTAGCGCTTGGTACTCATTACCTGAAACTACATCGGGTGACATCTTGAATGGTGTATACTCATTTTCTTACACCGTTAATCAGACGGGCGTTGCATCAAACTTGGTTGTAGCGTCTATTACAACCACTACCCAAGAGGCCGAGCTTCCGGGCGATAGAAGCTACCTTGTGGCTGGCGATGTTGTCACATTTTCAGGTAGCTCGAACGTGGGGAACAATGGTGTTAAAACCGTTGTTAGTTCAGTTTATGACTCCCTTCTTGACGTTACAACAGTTACCTTCGAGGCTGCCTCCTTCACTAATAATGAAAGTGGTTTAGATGGAACTCTTGCGGCAATCAACGTGGTTCACACATTCGTAAAGAATGTTACATATACATACACTGGTTGTGAAGAGGTGACTCCGACTGCTGATGTTACATTTGATTGTGAATCGACTCAGTTTGGAAGCATCACGTTTCAGGACACCACAACTCTTCCATCTGGGCAGTCTTTGTCTTTGAGGACTTTTGTTGTGAGCTACCCGGGTAACTTGACGGATCCTCCGACACCATCTGATGTTCAGACAACCCTTCCAAGTATTACGATTTCAAACCTTGCCACAGGTACTTGGACTTATCGCCTTACTTACAATGTAACCGTTGTTCAAAATGATGACTTGGTTGTCACATATGAATCAACAAGTGGGGCTGTAGAATTTGTTGTTTCTTGCTCAGGAACTTTGTGTGGTCTTACCGATTGCATAAATAATCTGTACAAGAAGCATTATGCAGCGCTGAAGAGTGGTGGAGTGTCCCCGTATCAAAAATATGTAGACGCCGTTGTTCTGAACTATGTACTTGCGAAGGAGTATCAAAAGTGTGGCGATCAGGAAAAGTATCGCAATGCTGTTCAGACTATTGAGGATGCTATTGATGCATCAGGATGCGACTGCGATTGTTGTGATGACAATGGAAATCAGTGGATTAACAACGCTGGCTTTGAGTCACAATCGTTGATTGAGCAGATCTACAATCAGATCACACTCCTCTCAACAATCATTGAAGACAACGCTCAGGCTACTGCTGACTACAATGCCATAGTCGCTCAAATGAATGCGATATATGCCGAAAGTCTTCAGCTTGTTAGTGAGCTTGGTGTGATTGAGGCGCAGGCGTCATCATTGAATGGATTTGAAGATAACTTCGACGATCTTGTTGATGTATTAGAGGCTAATACCACTACCGTCATTTCAGATGTGTCTGGTGTTATTTCAGACCTCAATACGCTGTTAACGGATATTGCTACATTTAATACAAATTATCCGGACTACACAAGCTACTTCACAAGCGTTATTGTCCAATACAATGCGATTGATGCTACCCTGAATCAAATTGATACTCAGGCAAATGACTTGCTTACACTGCTTCAGAGTCTAACTCCTATCAACTTTAACGCCTTGATTCAAGACGTTTTGGATGATATTGCCGATATTCAGGATGATCTTGAGGCTATCACAATAACTCAAACCAATATCATTAATACGCTTGTAGGCATTCAGCAGATACTTGATCTACTGACTGTTCAGGTGATTCAAAACACAAGTGATATTGCTGCTCTTCAGTGGGGTGAGGGTATAGATGAAATTTACTCGGCGCAGTCGGATGTGGACATTACGTATGTTCCCGGATCCGTTCCTGCTGAATATCCCATCCCGGGGCAGTATTTTGCAGGGGCAAATGGACAAAAGGGTTATATACAATTCCGCATAGACTTTGAAAACTTGGTCAACCCGTTTTTTGTTAGAGTTGTGAACGAAACTACATCAGTGGGGATATGGCAAAGTCCATCATTCTCTGCGGGAACACAAGGGTCTATTGATATCATACTTAAATATGTATCATCAAACAACTTTGTGATGGCTGGTTCTGTGACTGATATCTTGTCGGGAACTACCACATTGACTAATGTGGTCACCACTGGTATCACAGAGACGGATATCTTGCTTGGTCAGACAAACTCGCTGAGGGTTGTTAGTAATGACACCAATACATATTTCTACCGAATCGAAATGATTGGTATTAAAGTTCAGTAATAAATGAATTTAGGAGAAATAGTTGGATATTCTAATTTGAAGCTTGGTAAGGACTACCAAGGGGGGTATATTACGCCCGATCAGTTGAACAGCTACATATTGGAGGCTGTCAATTCTGAGATGATAAACAGATTCCTTCGAGTATATGAAAACAATCGAGTCATTACGGACGACATTAGGCCATTCATTGTTACTCTTGGTGACAACGCGATTCCTCCACTATCTATTGATTCATACGGATATGGTGAGCTTCCAGATGATTATATTGGCTATACTGATGTTCGGGTAAACACGTATGAGCAGGTTAATTGTTCAACCGTAGAGTCTAAGCCACGAATGGTTGAGATGATAAACCGAGATAGATTCAACTACAGGGTCACGTCATCCGTCCTAAAGCCAAGGTTTACTGATCCAATTGGAACCATCCAAAATGACAAGGTTTACATTCAGCCCGCATCATATCCGTCATGCGTGTTCTCGTATGTTAGGAAGCCTGTTAAGGCATATTTTGACTACGATATTGTTAATGACGATGTGGTTTACTTACCGCCGGGGCAAACGCACGTAAACAACAGTGTTGAGCCACAGGGATCCCCGTCATTAAGCGTTGAGTTCGAGTGGCCCGATCAGGTTCACGAGGAGCTTGCCGACATGATTGTGAAGTATTACGCAACTAACTTCAGGTCTGAGTTCAATATGCAGACTCTTGACCTACAAAAACCCGCTTAATAGATGTTTACAAAGCGGAACCTAATAGAAACCCTTCAGAATAGACTCGTTGGCGGGGACTGCCCGGATGACGTGAAGGGTATGTATCCTGTTCAGATTATTGAGCAGATTGTCCAAGCTGTTTTTAGCGACCTCATCGCCAAGAGTCCTATGATGATGAAGCAGTTGGGCATAGCCTATACTGTTACCCCGTCATACAATGAAGGAAGCAAAAAGTATCAGGCCACGTTGCAGGTTAAGCCATTGCAGGGTAGTCAGTCTATTTTGTTTGCCTATGGATGCGATGAGAACGACTGGTACACAATCATTCAAGGGAGGTACAACAACTTCGTTATGGGTATTTTGAAGCCCGGTCGTTGTCGGATAGGAACATACTACGAGGATGGAAACCTTGTGTTTACCGATCAGCCCTATTCGACTGTTACGGCATACCTTGTTCCTGATGTTCAGGATATGAATGAGGATGAGGAGATAATTATGCCGGGGAATGAGTCTATATTCTTCGATGCCTGCTTTAGAATGATCAAGAGCATGGGTGTTAATCCTTCAGAAATCGTAAACAATACTAAAGTAGATGGCACAACAACCCAATAAGAATATTACATACGTTGTAGTGTCGGCCATAAATCGACTTGGCTTGAACATGAACCTATACGATTGGCTTGAGCAGCTTGCCATCGAGTGGGCATCTGAGGTTCACGGGGTTACACACGCCCCCGCCATCAAGCTCGTTGAGTTCAATGTTGGCAACGGAAGTCGGATATGGCAAATGCCATCGGACTATATTAGGCATGGCCGCATTGGATACAATTGGCAGGGTAACTTTATGACACTGACCAACTACCCTTCACTCCTTGTAAACGAGACTGAGACTATCTGTTCTGACCCGAATCAAGATTCAAATAATAATGATTCAGGGGACGGGAACATGGGCTCTTGGATGGGTGAGTATTATTGGCAGGGTCGTTTTTACGGGCCTCCGTTTGCTCGTCCCGGGGGTTTTAACAGGGCCTACTACAACATCAATGAGGAGGAGCGTCAAATTGAGTTTTCTACCGATGTCACGAGCCTTCCAAATGGGATAGCCTTGATTGAATACCTTTCGAGTGGTAACCCTTGCGGAGAGACCCTTATGCGCCCCGTCTTTATTGAACCAATGAGGGCGTATTTGATTTGGCAGTGCTATGAACTTTCCGAGGTAACGGGGCTTAACCCTAACATGGCCAAGGATAAGGAGAGACAATATTCAGAGGCCGTGTACAACCATCAGACCATTGCATTTGCCCCGACAGTTTCAGAAGTTCTCGATAGTGTTTGGGAAGGAACAGCATTCAGTCTGAAATAAAGCAAAAAAAAAAGAGGAACAGGGAATGGAAAAGAAAAACAAAAAGGATTCACGTCTAACGAAGGCAGGTGTGTCTGGGTACAACAAACCCAAGCGTACACCAAGCCATCCTACGAAGTCACACGTTGTTGTGGCTAAGTCAGGAAACCAAATAAAAACAATTCGATTTGGTCAGCAAGGCGTGAAAACCAATCAAACGGCAGGTCAACGAGAGGCATTCAAGTCTCGTCATGCTAAGAACATTAGCAAGGGGCCAATGTCCGCAGCTTATTGGGCCAATAAGGTAAAGTGGTCTCCAAGCAAGACTGCATCTTCGTCAAAGAAATGGAAAAAGGGATCTTAAATAATAAATAAAAATAGTACAATAGTGATAATGGTTTTGTAAACAAGTAAAGATGGCTGAGATCAAGGAAGATATTTACTTTTATGGTGGGATGAACTCTGACGATGAGGACAGGTTCATGCCAAAGGGTGACTATCGTAGGGCTGAATACCTTCGTGGTGCTTCTTTTTTAGAGGGCAACGCGGGGGTTCTTCAAAACCTTCCGGGGAGTGTATACGTTGACAACCCCGCCTTGTCCCCGACAGACAACTATGTTATCGGGGCTTGTAATTGGGTTGAGGCCAATGCCATCATATACTTTGTTTGTAATACCGATGATTCTGACGAACACGCCATCTATAAGTATGACATAGGCACTAATACAATCACAACGATTGTAAAGGACGCGACTCTAAACTTTCAATTAGAGCAAAAGATATACGACGCCTTTGTTCTTGATGGACTTCTATATTGGACGGATGGGTATTTTCAGGACTACGAGTTAGATATTGCCATTACAGAGCAGTATAACTACAACCCTCCAAGGATGGCGAACATTGTCAATCTTGAGAATGGCGTGTACTCAAACATTGATTTTCAGTTGTTTGATGCCGTTAAATGGCCTCCACGATATGCCCCGACTGTTGAGTATAATACCAACGTAAGCCCGGCAGCAGCAGGAACGAGTCTATATGGCTCACTATTTCAGTTCGTGTATAAATACATATACGAAAACAACGAAGAAAGCTGTTGGTCTCCGATATCTGAAATGCCTATTCCTACCAATGGTTATTGGATGACTGGCGTTAATACAATTGACATTCAGGACAACGAGATAGAGGTAACTTACAACACGGGGCACGAGACAGTTAAGAAGGTCGTCCATGCCGTTAGGGTGGGCAATGACAATGCCTTTCACGTGTGGCAAACTATTGACAAGGCGGAACTTGGCTTATCGAACAATACGAATTATACCATTTACTTTAATAATCAGTCATTTGGTATTGATCTTCCGCTAAATATACCTAACTTTCATTTACTTCCTCAGGTGGCTCGTTGTCAGGAAATCCTTACGGGACGAGGCGGCGAGATTGTTTATGGTAATATTCGTGAGGGTTATGACCCCGTTGAAATAGATATCACTATAG